TCGGTCAGCTGATGGTTCCTGTCGCGGACGTGCAGCAGGCCAGGACCAATGTCCGCACTCAAGGACACATGCTCAACACGCTGTACAAACAAGCACTTAAAGGAGCTTAAAAAATGGCTTACAAACATGGCGTTTACGTCAGCGAAGTTCCGACCAGCATTCTGCCGCCTGTCGAGGTCAATGCCGGCATTCCGATGATCATCGGCACGGCTCCGGTCAATATGACCGATCCGACCAATGTCAACAAACCGAAGCTTTGTTATTCCTACGAGGAAGCCGTCAAAGAATTCGGATTTGTTCCGGCAGAAGAAGACAGCAGCGGCCTCAAAAAATTCAATTATTCGATCTGCGAGCTGATTTATTCAGCATTTTCGCTGTATCGAGTTGCACCGATCATTGTGGTCAACGTTCTCGATCCGACAACCCACAAGAAGAACTGTACGACTACAAGCGTTTCGTTTGACGCTAAGACAGGTATTGCAAAGATTGCAGAAACAGGCGTCCTGCCGGATACGCTGGTTCTGAAAGCAGGAGAAAAGACACTCACGAAAGACACTGACTACATTGTCTCTTTCGATACAGACGGAACAATGATTCTCTCGTCTCTCAAAAATCAGGACGGAGATTTCCTCTGCAGCTCTGAAACTCCTTACACATTGACGGCATCCAAACTGGATCCGTCTGCAGTTGATGCTGATGACATCATCGGAGGCGTTGATACGTCCGGAAATAAATCCGGCCTTGAGCTCGTTGACGATGTTTTCCCGCTCTTCCGAGTTGTTCCGGGAACACTGATCGCTCCGGGATTCTCGTCTAGTCCAAGCGTGGCAGCCGTGATGGCTGCAAAATGCACTGCCATCAACACCGTATTCAAAGCGATTTGTGCGGTCGATGTTCCGACTACGACAGTCAAAAACTACACGGCAGTTGCGAATTGGAAGAACCAGAACAACATCACTGATCCGATGCAAATCTGCTGCTGGCCGATGATTCAATTGGACGGCACTGTGTTTAATCTCTCGACACAGCTGGCCTGCTTGATGGCTCAGGTGGATTCTCAGAACGATGATGTTCCGTATGTCTCTCCGTCTAACAAAAATCTGCAGATGACAGGCACATGTCTTGCTGACGGCTCCGAAGTTGTTTTAGGGCCGGACACCGGCGCTTATTTGAATAGTCAGGGCGTAGTTTGTGCTTTGAATTTCATCGGAGGTTGGGTTGCCTGGGGCAACAGAACAGCAGTTTATCCGGGAAACACGGATGTAAAAGATGCCTTTATCCCGAACCGCAGAATGTTTAACTGGATCGGCAATACGTTTATTCAAACGTTCTGGTCGAAGGTCGATTTCCCGGCAACTCCGCGCCTGATTAACACGATCATCGACAGTGCAAACATTTGGATGAACGGGTTGGCTGCCATGCAGTACATCTTGGGAGGCCGCATTGAGTTCCTCTCTTCCGAGAACTCGATCACTGACCTGATGGACGGCAATCTCGCATTCCATGTTTACGTCACTCCGCCGCCTCCGGCAAAGGACATCGATTTCATCCTCGAATTTGATCCGGAGTATTTGCAGACACTATTTGCAGCCTAATTGGAGGTAAAAAATGGCAACAGGAACAAACAGCATCCCGGAGCGCCTGATCAATTATCGCGTCTATAACGAATCCAACGCCCTGATGGGTATGGCAACCGTTGACTTACCTGAAATTCAGGCAATGAGCGACACAGTGTCCGGTGCCGGTATCGCCGGAGAAGTCGACAGTCCCGTGCTTGGCCACTATCAGGCTATGAGCTCGACTTTCAACTGGAGAACTATTGAAAGGCCCGCTCTCGAGCTGGCCAAGCAGCAGGCTCACCAGTTGGAAATTCGCGGCTCTCAGCAGCACTACGACAACACCACAGGAAAAATCACGACAACTCCCATTCGAGTTGTTATGAGAGCGATTCCGAAGAACTTCTCTCTGGGTTCATTTGAACCGGGTTCCACCACGGATTCGTCCACTGAATTTGAAGTGGTCTATCTGAAGATTGTTGTCGATGACAAGGAGGTCGTCGAAATCGATAAATACAACTTTATCGCCAAATTTGGCGATACCGACATGCTCGAGAGCGTCCGGAAAGACCTCGGAATGTCCTAACCAAAACTCGCCGGGGCTCGGCCCCGGCATCAAAGGAGAAACTAAATGAGCGAAATCATTCACACACTCAGCCGCCCGTTTGAATTTGAAGGCAAGAAGTACGAATTTCTGACGTTTGATTTTGACAAATTAAGCGGAAAGGATTTGAGAGAAATTCGACGAGCCTTCGACAATCCTGCACGCCCGATTCCCGTCTTAGCAATGGATGAAGAGTTCCTCATGCTGGCAGCGGCCAAAGCGGCACAGGTTCCGTATGAATTAATTGATGCGTTGCCCATGGCTGAAGCCATTTCGATTACAACGCTGGCAAGTCAGTATTTTTTTCAACAGGCCTACTCGGCGGAGCAGGCGAAAGAAATCAACGAGGCGAAAAAGAAACTCTCGATGGATTAATTAGCACTGTACGCAAATACTGCCTCTGGCTGACCCTAAATGGCGCCGGAGGCAGCGCTTCCGGTTGGTTTGAAAAGCCTCTTACAGAGGTGGTTGAGTGGGTGAATGCTTTAGGCGGCCTACTGAGCGAAATTAATGCCAAAACCACCAATTCACAAAAAGAATGGGGCCGAAGAAAAGGGCGAGCTTAAGAATCATCCAAAACACGTCCAGAATGCATAAGAACATTCCAAGCGGCGTATCTGTATTCCACACCCAGCGATCCTTTTGAAAAGGATTAGAGCGGCCCTTAGAGAGCATGTAGGAAACAGCAGCCTGATTGACTAAGTTCGTATTGTTTCCGCTGCCATCACACATTTCATATCTCCTTTTCCTTATGTATTAATTTTAAGAAGGGGAGGGAGAAAAGTAAACGGAAAAAACATAATGAGCGCAAAGAGTTACGAAATAATGTTTGAGGTTGCTGCGGCAGTTAACTCCAAATTCCCCAGCGCTTTTAAAAAGGCCGCAGAGACCGTACAAAAAGCTGAAGACCGAGTTCGGGGCTTGAATAAGCAGTATGAAAAAGTTGGTTCCCTGATTAAACAAACAGAAAAGACCAAACAGCTGTCTGCTCAGTATTTCCGTCAGAAAGAGGCGCTGAATAATCTCAGGGCGGCGATTCAACGGACGAACTCCACCAGCTCTGTCATGTTGTCTGAAGAAAAGAAACTTGCTAAGGCGGTAAATGATTCTCATCGAGCGCTAAACACGCAAACAAAATCACTTTCAAATCTGCGCAAAGAGCTGAATTTGACAGGACGGTCTCTTGATGACGTGAAGAAGAAACATAAGTTATTGGCCGAACAAAGCGCTGTTGCTTCCCGAGTAAACAACATTGCTAAAGCAAGATCGGGAGTTGAATTTATGGAGAGCTCCTTGGCCGAAAAAGGAATGGGCTCTATGGTTGCGCTCTCGACGTTGGGATCTTCCGTGATGCATTACGCGGAAACACCTGTGAAACAGGCCATGCAAATGGAGGATGCTATGGCCGAGATTAAAAAAGTTGTGGACTTCACATCTCCGGACGGGCTGCAGAAAATGCAGGCGGCTCTTGAAAAAATGAGCTTGTCTATCCCGATTACGGCGGAAGGGTTGGCAAAAATTACTGCGGCAGCAGGTCAAGCCGGCATCGCCGAAAAGGATCTTATTCGGTTTACCGAGACAGCCGCCAAAATGGGCGTTGCCTTCGACATCTCCGCAGAAGAGGCGGGAGAAATGATGGCGAAGTGGCGCTCCGGTATGAACCTGACACAAGATCAGGTCGAAAGCCTTGCAGACGCTACAAACGCGTTGAGCAACAACAATGCGGCAATGGCCAAGCAGGTTGGTGAAGCGTTGAAACGATACGGCGCTCTTGGCAAAGTGGCCGGACTAACTGAAAAACAGACGGCCGCCATGGCAGCTACGATCATCGGAGCCGGAGCCGAAGCAGAGGTCGCTGCAACCGGTATGAACGCATTCATGAGAGCTTTGACGAAGGGCGGCTCAATGACGGATTTGCAGAAGGCCGCTTTCGGGAACCTCGGATTTGACGCCCTGCAGCTCCAAAAAGATGTACAGAAGAACGCTCCGAAGACAATTTTTGCTGTTCTTGAGGCGGTAAAGACCAAGCTCCCGAAGGAATTGCAAATGCAATATCTGACGGCAATGTTCGGCGAAGAGGGCGCCAGAGCAATGGGCCCAATGCTGGCCAATACCGAAAAGCTGAGGGAAAACTTCGATCTGGTCGCAGAAAGCGAAAAATACGCCGGCTCAATGGAAAAGGAGTTTTTATCGAGAAGTGCCACCACTTCGAACGCCCTGGAACTGGCCTCGAACGCAATGTCTTATTTTGCCAGAGCTGTCGGTGACCCAATGTTGGGAACCCTCAAAGAAAGAGCTTTGGATTTCGTCAAACTCGGAGAGGCAGCCGGAACTTGGATTAAAGAGAACCAAACACTGGTTAAATGGTTCCTTTACATTTCCGGAGTAGTTCTTTCTTGCGTGGCCGTGTTCCACATGCTAAGGGTTGCCCTTTTCGTATTGGGCACTCCGGTCCTTAAACTTATCACCACAGGAATGAAGTTGTATGAAGGCCTGTTGTTGATCAGAGGAGGATTGTCGGCAAATACGGCGGCCATAAAAGCCTACTCCTTTGCCATGTCTGTCTGGAAAGGAGGAATTCTCGTAGCAACAAAAGCCCTTGGAGGCTTGAAGGTGGCTGCAACAGCAGCCGGATCGGCGATGAAATTTATGTTCACAAACCCGATCGGCATGGCCATTACTGCAATTGCGACATTGGTCCTTGCCGGCATCTATCTCTACAAGAACTGGGATGAAGTCAAAGCCAAACTGGTCGAGTTGTGGGCGGCCTTTGAGGAAAAATTCCCGGGGCTGGCAGCCACCATGAAAAACATCTATGAAGGCTCGATCAAACCCACAATCGACGGGATAAAGACCACATTCCAAGGTCTGATCAGTTTTATTTCCGGAGTTTTCTCCGGAGATTGGACTAAAGCTTGGGAAGGCGCAAAAACTTCCTTCTCCGGATGCTTCCAGGCGCTCCCGGAGTTTGCCAAAGGTCCGCTCAATCTTGTGATTTCTCTGGCCAATAAGGCCATTGCCGGTTTGAACTCTCTCGGATCGTTCACGGTTCCGGATTGGGTTCCGGGCGTAGGCGGCAAGAGTATGGGGATCAACATTCCCCAGATTCCGATGCTTGCGTCCGGCGGCATCGCGACAGGGCCGTCCTTGGCAATGGTCGGCGAAGGCAGGGAGCCGGAAGCGATCCTCCCGCTTTCCCGCTTGGGCGGCATGATGGGCGCCGGCGGTCCTTCCATCTCTGTCAACTTCTCTCCTGTGATTCAGATCACAGGTGCCGGAGCGGTCAGAGAAGACGTCCAGTCAGGGCTGAGAGCCGGAGTGGCAGACCTGAAGCGCGAGCTTGAGCGCCTGCTGAATTCTGAGCGCCGCTTGTCTTATGCCTAATTGGAGGCCTTATGTACAAAACGATTCAGGGCGACACATGGGATATTGTCGCCAAGAAACTGCTGGGGAGCGAAATGTACATGTCCGACTTAATCCGGGTGAATCCGGATTATCAGGAATATGTCATTTTCCCGGCAGGGGTTGAGCTCAACGTTCCGAAGGTCGAACAGACAACCGCTCAGGAAGAGTCGATGCTGCCGCCATGGAAGAGGAAGAACAGAAATGTCGGGACCTAGACAAACAAGGCTTCGGCTGCTGTTTTCCAAAAACGAAACAGACGTGTCCGAAGACCTTTGCAAAGATCTGCTCTCATGGTCATTTACCGATCATGAGAGCGGCCAAGCAGACGAAATCAGCCTGACGCTCAAAGATAATGAAGGGAAGTGGGCCGGGAGCTGGAAGCCTGACGGCGGTGAGAACATCAAAATGTACTTGTCCGCCGGCACCACGGAAGAACCTGGGCCGGAGGCCTTCCTAGGAACATTCTTTGTTGATTATCAGAGAATCTCCGGAGCACCTCGGGTTTACGAACTCCGAGCCGTGTCTATTCCGCTCAATAAGCCAGTCCGGAAAACCCAAAAGAATCGCGCTTGGGAGAACCATTCTCTTCAGGAAATCGCACAAGAAATCTGCAGGGATGCTGAATTAGAGCTTTTCTTTGATTCCGCCGAAAATCCTCAGTATCAGCGCATTGACCAGTCTCGCCAAAGCGATATGGCATTCCTGCAGCATTTGTGTGAGGATGCCGGACTCTCGATCAAAGTCACGGATAAAACGATTGTGATTTTCGGCCAGGAACGCTACGAGAAAAAAGATCCCGTTTGCGCTATGGAGATCGGCGTCAGTGACATTCTGAGCTACACCTTCGAGGTATCTCAGAGCGACACCTATAAAGCGGTCAAAGTGAAGTGGCGCAGTCCTTCGGTTAAAAAGAAGGATCAGGCGGCCGGATACGACCTCAATCTGCAGAAAGTGAAGGCGGCCAAAGCCACTGAATATGACTTTTATCTGCAGAAAGTAGACAAAAACGGCAAGGGATCAAACCCGGCTGTTTTTGAATACACGTACACAGATCCGGAGGCCGACGAAAACGGCCAAGTTTTCGAAATGAAAAAACGCTGCGCTTCGCTCGAAGAGGCAAAACGCCTAGCTAAAGCTAAGCTCCGTCAGCTCAACAGCAGAAAAATCACCGGAGACATGACCGTTGTCGGAACCCCGTTTTTGTGTGCCGGCACCGTCATTAAAGTTGTCGGCGCCGGGGCCTTCAGCGGCAATTACATTATCGAAGAGGCAAACCACAGCGGAGGGAGCTCCGGCTACACCACGGGTCTGCGGCTGAGGCGCGTTAACAAGGAGTATTAAGATGTTGTTTAAAGCAAACGAAGAAGACCGTGATGCCGTTTTAGCGATCCTCAAAATCGGCGAGGTGACCGATGTCGACGCGGCAAAATGCAAGATTCGTGCAACGTTTGACGATGAGGACGGCAAAACCAGTTTCTGGCTGCCGGTGCTTCAAAGAAAGACGCTGCACGATAAAGACTTCTGGCTGCCGGATGTCGGAGAGGACGTTCTTTGTCTGTTTTTTAATGAAGCTGAAGAAGCCGGCTTTGCCGTAGGGAGCTTTTATGCCGGTGATGTGGATGTCCCCGGGCAATCTGTTGACATCCGGACGGTGAAATTCAAAGACGGCTCCGAATTCAGCTACAACCGAAACAGTCATGAGCTGAAGGGCGTGATCGGCAGCACAAACTTCACGCTGAATCGTCAAAACATTGCGATTGCGGCGCCGGAAACCATCTCTCAAAGCTCCAAAAAAATTGAAGTCGACGGATCTAATCAGGTCGCCATTAAAGGCGGCACTTCGGTTGATATTACGACGCTGACGCTCAATCTCAATATCGGCGCTACAACGATGACGCTCAACGACTCAAGCGCAACGATTTCGAGCGAGAACGTCAATTTCGCAGGAAACTTGAGCATTAATGGCAATTGTTCGGTTAAAGGAAATTTTTCGGTCACCGGGAATATTGATGCCGGAGGCACCGTTCACGGAACTAATGTTTAAAGGAGGGCATCATGGCCTTCGGAGTAACCGGATTATTTGGAACCCTTCCTTTCGTCTGCTCGTCAAATATTGTGAACACATTCAAGGATGTGAATCGAGACCTGGCAACAAAATACGCCCGCCACGATGTGATCGGCAGAAAACCTGTTCTTGAATGGGTCGGGGAAGAGCCGGACAAAATAAGTTTCAAGATCCGTTTCGACAGTTCTCTGAACTCGCCTCCCGAGGCGGGTTTGTTTTTATTGAAACGAATGCTTGACTCGCACAAACCCCAGAGACTCCTTCTGGGGCCGCGCTACATGGGTAAGTTTGTTCTCGAGTCAATCTCAGAAGAGCGTCGTTTTCACACGGGCCTTGGCGTCTGCCAAATTGCTGAGGCGACGATTTCATTAACGGAATGCGGTGAAGAAAATGCAGCACGTTCTTAATTTATCCCAGCCGATTTCTTTTGCTCCCGGTACCGTGGCTGCGGAAGTTCTGCAGAACGTCCGGACGATCTTAGCAACTCGAAAGGGGACCGTCCCTCTGGATCGAGACTTCGGCCTCGAATGGGAGCACGTGGACAAACCGATTCACATAGCCAAAGCGCTCATCCAAGCCGAAATTATTGAGGCTGTCGAGCGATGGGAACCCAGGGCAGTGATCGACAAAATCGAATTCGGAGAACAGGCCGAGGATGCGATGGACGGCCTTTTGAATCCAATTATCACATTGAGCATCGGAGGCGCAAATGCCTGAGACTCTACCCAGATGGGGAATGCCGGACGTCAACTTCATTGAGACGGATCCGGAGAAAATCAAATCAGACATCATCAATCGTTATGAGAGTGCCGCCGGCCGAACACTCAGCGCCGGAGATCCGGTCCGATTGTTTTTGCTGACGATCGCCTCGGAAATTATTCAGCTGCGGCAGGTGTTCAATCACGGGGCCCAGCAGAATTTACTCACCTATGCCCAAGGGCAGTATTTGGACGCCTTAGGCGTGTTCCTCGATACGGCCCGGCAGCCGGCAGACAAAGCCGTCACGACGATTCAGTTCACTCTCACACAAGCGCTTTCGAGCGCTTTTTTTATACCTGCAGGTTTTCAGGTGAGCGCCGGCAACGTCTTATTTGAAACGACAGAGCTGGTGACCATTGCTCCGGGAGATCTACAGGGGACGGCGCAAGCGGAATGCACGCAGGCCGGAACCATCGGAAACGGCTATTTATCCGGGCAAATTTCTACGATTGTGGCGCCTCTGGCATTTTTGGCCAGCGCCGTAAACACGACGGAATCGATCGGCGGGTCAGACATTGAGAGCGATGCGAGTTATGCCGAGCGCCTGCGCCTGAAACCCAACAGTTTTTCTGTGGCCGGCCCGGAGAAAGCATACATTTTCCATGCTTTTTCAGTCTCTCCTTCCATCATTGACGTAGCGATCGATTCGCCGACTCCCGGTGTGGTGAATGTTTACACGTTGCTGACCGGAGGCGCGCTGCCGTCAACGGCGTTTCTGCGGGAAGTTGAAGACTATCTGTCCGGAGAGGAGATCAGGCCGCTGACCGATGAGGTCCATGCTAAAGCACCGACAGCTTCTTCGTACAGCGTCAACGTTGACTATTACGTTCTGCAGAGTGATGCAGTGAGACTCTCTGCGATTCAGACGGCTGTTCAAGCAGCTGTGAACGATTACGTTTCGTGGCAGCAAGCCAAAATCGGCAGAGATATCAATCCGGATGAACTCATTAAACGAGTTCGCGATGCTGGCGCCGGCCGGATTCTTCATTCAACCCTTACGCCAGCTTTTAAGACATTAACCAAATCTCAAGTTGCCCAATGCTCGTCCGTGACAGTGACATTCAAGGGCCTGGAGGATGGCTAAATGAAAACATTAAATGATGTCGCCTTAGGCGATCTGCTGCCTGACAGTATTTCGTCAGATCAGCAGGTACAAAAATCTGCAGAAGCAATCGACCCGGAACTGAAAACAGTTTCGGGTTTCTTGTTATTGGGCGCTGTGCTGGCCAATGTCGATAAATTGACCAGCACTCAGCTGGATCATATTGCCTACTCGTTTGACCTCACGACTTGGCGAGATTATTGGCCTTTGAGCCAAAAACGGCAGGTCGCCAAAACCGTTGTGGCGCAGAAATGCCGCATGGGCACATTGTCGGCAGTCAAAAAAGTCCTCGAATCTCTCGGTTCTGCAGTTTCCATTACTGAATGGTGGCAGAAAACGCCCAAGGGCACACCTCATACATTTGAGGTGGTTGCCTCCATCGGAGCCATATCCGGAGGACTGAGCGCCAATGCTCAGGAAGACTTTTTCAGGCTACTGGACGAAGCCAAGCCTGTTCGAAGTCACTACACATTCACCGTCGTTCAGTCGCTGCTTGGAAATCTACAAGTTTCCGGAACGATTCGATCGGCTTCTTTTGCGCGTTGTTCTTCTGAAATAACGCCGCTCACAACTCAAATCAGCGTGACACCGCTCATGAGACCGGTTTCTTACTCACGCATCTAATCACCCACTGAAAATTTAGGAGTTTTGATATGCCTAACGTAGTCATTACGTCGGCAGGCCTTGCCGCGCTCGTAAATGCCGAAAACAACGGAACGCTCCCTGTAAAAATTACTAAATTCGGCCTTGGAACCGGGAACTACACACCTTCTGCAGATCAGACGGCCCTGCAGAGCAAATTTAAAGAAATCACAGCACTGTCCGGCGGGGACGTTGGAGACAACACGATCCACGTCACGATGAGCGATACGAGCTCTGATGCTTACACGGTCAACGAAGTAGGTGTGTACCTTGAGGACGGTACTTTGTTTGCCGTCAGTTCTCAACCGACCGGCGCGATTTTGCAGAAAGCTGCAGGCTCTCAAGGCCTCCTCTCCGTTGACCTTGTTATCAGCGGTGGTACCTCCGGAATCACAGTTGAAGGCGACACAAACTTCTTTAATCCTCCCGCCACAACACAAGTGGCCGGCGTTGTGAAATTGGCCAGCCTTGACGAAATCAAGACCGGCACAAACTCGACAAAGGCAGTTACTCCGAGCGGAGTTTTCAATTTCGTGAAGACGTATGTCACGGAAGCAATTGAAGCCCTTAAAACACTTCTTCGTAAGGAAATCGCAGCGGCAGCACTGGCAGCGGTTCCGATTGGCACGGTTATTTATTACCTTGGCACCGAAATCCCTGAAGGTTATCTGCTGACTAACGGCGCCAGTGTTTCGAAAACTGATTTTGCTGACCTTTACGGCGTTATTGGGGACAAATTCGGCAACGTCGATTCCACGCACTTCAACCTTCCGAATACGCACCATAGATTTTTGGAGGGGACAACCACCCTTAGTGAGGTGGGAACCTATGTCGAAGCGGGAGTACCGAATATTCAAGGCGGATTCCAGGCTATTGCGTATAACGGAGACAGCCAGCTCAATAGCTTTATTACGAACGGGATGTTCAAAATTAAGGTTAGTAATAAAAATGGCAGTCTACCTACAGGCAACACCTCCGGCTCTAACGACTTCTTTTTGAACGCTTCGACGGTCAATGCCATTTTCGGAGGGGCCGATACCGTCCAGCCGAAAACGTTAAGGTCACAATTCCTAATCCGTTATGAGTAACGAATGAGGGAATACGCTCTAAATGCCTCCGGTCGTACAGTCGTCGCTGAATCGCTGAAAATCGTGTTTGAACTGCTGGCGTTAAAGTTAATGTCAGCGGCAGCGGCTTTTCCATCGTCGCTACAAACAGCATAACCTCTAGTCGTTGATTCTGCCACGTCCCATCTAAGGGCACCCTCCGAACCAGCTTGCCCCATGGTATCGATTCGGCGGATTCCGCGCATAGTACCTTTTATATTCGGAAAGACCGAATATCTACGGGCATTTATATGTTGGCTACGACAGC